CTCAATTAGCTGAGAAATCAGAAGAAATCATGAATATGAGAGAGTCAAAAAGACATTTCTCAGACAGACAAGGTCAAGGCGACTGGAAAAAAGCTTTTGAAAAAGACATCATTGATGCAAAATTTGCTGGTTTAGCTACTGGTAAAGGTTGGAACAGTGATATGTCCAAAAGCTTAATGGAAAAAGTTAACGCTCATTCAGGTGTTGGCGTTTCATCAGCTGACTTTGAGCAAATCGTTTCAACAAACATCGAAAGAGATATTCAAAATGAATTAGTCTTGGCTCCTCTATTTAGAGAAATCCCAATGACTTCTGCTAACATGATTATCCCAATTCTACCAGATGCAGGTTACGCTGAATTTGCTTCAGCTCAAACAGCTTCTGGTTCATCACCACATGGTAACTTAGCCCAAAGAGGCGACTCTTATGGCGCACCATATGGTGGAGTTGATTTAACAGAAAGAACTCTTTCAACTGTTAAATTAATATCACAATCATACTTAGGTAATGAAACTGAAGAAGATGCAATCTTACCAATTCTTCCTTTAATTAGAGAGTCTATGGTTAGATCACACGCAAGAGGTATCGAGAATGCTATCCTAGCTGGTAACCACGATAATGGTGTTTACACATCTGGCGCATTCGAAGGTCTATTAGCAGCTGCTGATAGTGACAACCACGAAACTTCTGATGGTGCTTCTGGTTTCGCAGGAACTGACGCAGTTACTGCAGCTGACCTATTAGGCATGAGAAAGAATATGGGCAAATATGGTGTTAATCCTTCAGACGTAGTTTATGTCGTATCACAAGATGTGTATTATAACCTACTAGAAGATGCTGAATTCCAAGATGCTAACTTAGTTGGCGACATGGCTACTAAGCTAAGTGGCGAAATTGGTCAAGTATTCGGTTCAAGAGTACTACTATGTGACGAATTCGCAACTAAAGCAGCTGGTATCTATGGTGCTGTTGCAGTCTACCCAAGAAACTATGTAATGCCAAGATTAAGAGGCGTTACTATTGAGTCAGACTACGAAGTAGCTAACCAAAGAAGAGTATTAGTAGCTTCACAAAGACTAGGCTTCACCGATTTAATCGATGGTGCTACATCTAAGTGGGCATTTGCGTACAAAGGAGCTTAATATTAGGCTTATGGTTTTGGTGGGTTGCCTTAAACCCACCACTTTTTAACTATGGCAGATTTAATAACATTAAGAGAATACAAAAACTTTGCGGGACTTACTGGAGAAAGTGAGAATGCAAAAATTAACGTAATTATTCCTGCTATTAGCCAAGCGGTAAAAACATACTGCGGCACAAGTTTTATAGACTATTATAGCACAGATAAAACAGAGTACTATGATATAAAAGATAAGTACACTAACGCTATAATACTTGATGAGAGTCCAATTGTGAGCATCACCTCTGTAGAAGAAAGAGAAAGTCAGTCAGACTCATATACGACTCTAATATTTGAAAATTCAGACTCAAGCGGAAAATACGACTACGTAGTAGATTATAATGCAGATACTATATTTAGAACTACTGCAACAGGAGACAAAATGTTTCCACAAGGAAGAAGAGCAGTAAAGGTAGTTTATAAGTCAGGATATTCAGCAACACCTGAAGATTTAAAATTAGCATGTTTTGATTTAGTTAAGTACTATTTAAAAGATGAAAGAAAAGCAAACTTATCTATATCAGGTGCACAGATACAAAATCCTGTATCAACAAGTTTAAGGGAAAATATAGGATTTCCTGATCATATTAAACGTATACTGGATTTTTATAAAATACATAAGTAATGCCTGTCAAGTTTAATCATAAGAAAGGCTCACAAGGAAGTCTTTTTGATTTTGTAAGTTATTCTAAAGAAAGAGGAGGAATAACAGGAGAAGTAATAGCACAAGAGTTTAGTAATGACTTAAGTACTGCTTCTAATACTTTAAGGGACCAAGTAGATAACATAATGATAGGTCAATTACTTGTACCAAATCAGTTTCTTACTAAATTAAATGCTGCCGCAGCAAAATTACTAAAAAGTAAAATAAGTTCAGGAAATATACTAACTAAGAGAACTCAAAGCGGGTTAAGAAATGCTCTAAATGGCCTTATACAAGCATTACAAGGCTCAACTGCAGGAGGTATGGGATGGCAAGTAGACCACGAAGAGCTTAATATTGTAGGAATTAGACTCGTTTATGTTTTAGAGTATTTAAGATATATAAGAGGAGAGATACAGCAAAATACAAAACAAAGAAAAAATGCAAGAGGTTTATCTGGACTAGGCGACACAGAAGTAGGAAGTTTAGAAATAGGAGGAGTGTCCAATACAGTAACTGCAGCAGAGTTTGACACATTAATAGCAGACTTTAAATGGTTGGTAGCTTCTTGTGCATCTTTAGAGAACGCATATAAAAGTAGTATATCTGTAAGTCCAAAAGATATGATGAAACTAACTAAAGATTGGTTAAAAGCAAATAAATATAATTTAGAAGTTTATAAAGATAAAGTTTTTAATGTAAATTCAAAAACAGACTTTAAGTTTAGATTAACAACAGAAGAGTTTAATACAGACATCAAAGGAAGAATTGAAAGAATATTAGGAAGACAAGCATCTAGATTACTTTTACAACCCATTAAGTCTTGGTGGGGTAGTTGGAGAACTCAAGAAGATGCATTTAAAAAAGACTTCTTTCCAGGCAGACCAAAAGATTTAATGAAAATAAAAGGTTCTAAGCAAATGGGACCTGAAATAGAAAATCAATTATTAGATTCATTCGATGGAAAAAACAGAACATATTCATCTAGTACAAAAGGTTCTTCAAAAGTTATAGAAAAACCACAGAATAAAACTAGAACAGAACTAAAAAAGGTAGCTAGAAATCAGGCACAAGCAGTTAAAACATTACAAGCCGCAAGTGCAAAAATAGCAAGAGCAAAAGTAGCTGAAGAAAAACCGAATGAAGGCATCAGTTTACTAAAACTTAAAAGACAAATTAATAGAAGTCTTGGAGCAGAAGTACGAAGAAATATGGGAAGACCTGCTTTAAGAAATCAAACAGGACAATTTTCTAATAGTGTAGAATTATTGAGCTTAAGAGATACAGGAAAAAATATAACAGGTGAATATACTTACACTTTAACAGGGGGAGGTCAAAGTAAAAATAAGACAGGAGTATATTCAACTTTTGAGAATTTAGGTAAGAAAAGGTGGCCAAGAGGATATAATCCAAAACCTTTAATAGCAAAAAGTATAAGAAACTTAGCTATGAAATATACAGAAAGAAAATTTACACTTAGGAGAGTATAATGGCGTATAGAACACAAAGAAAGAAGATAGCCGAAGCTCTTGTAAGTAAGTTAAAAGAAATTGATGGAAATTATCCATATAATTCAAATATATTTAATAATGCTGATTCACATTTAGTATTTTTAGATGAAATACAACAATATCCAAAAATATGTGTTGTTGCAGGAGACGAAGAAAGACTTTATCAACCTGGAGGATTTAAATGGAGATTTTTAACAGTAACAATCAGGGCATATGTAGATGATGCAAATGACCCTCAAGAAGTTTTGTCACTATTGCTCGAAGATATCGAAAGAGTAGTCGATGATAATGACATACTAGTGTATGACGATACAGTTTCACCAAATTTATCCACTGCATCTATGACTATTCAACAGATTAGTACAGATGAAGGGGTAATCGCTCCTTTAGGGATAGGTGAAATGATAATTGAAGTACGATATTAGGAAACAGGTAAAGCAGAAAATTCTAGCTGAACCCTTTCCAAAGTAAATATAGGAGATAAGCAAAATGGCTTTAAATCTATCAAGAAATACCTCGGTATTTGTCTCAACAGGTAATGGAGTACACGCAAGTGGTGGTTCAGTACTAAACTTAGACGATTTTACCAAAGGTACAGGATTCGTTGTCGGTGATGTAATTACTATGGGTACAACAAGTGGTAGTGGTTCAGGATTAAAAGTAATAGTTACTGCTATTGGAGTCAGCGGAGCTGTTGACGCTGTAGCAATTCCTAATAACTTTAGAGGAACAGGATATGAAGACAATGATACAGTAACTGCAACTCTTACCAATGGTGGAGCACTTGCTGGAACTGCATTTGAGGCAGTAGTACAAGGAGTTTCCGCTACTACGGCTCAAGGAAGTAGAACTGCAACAGGTCTTTTTAAAGGAAATGGAACAAATGCAAATACATTCAAAATTGGTGTATTAGATGGTTATAGCTTCTCACAAGGAAGTGACGCTACTGATATAACAATTAGTGAAGCAGGTTCAGCGCCAAGTAGAGGCTCAAAAAGATTTAATGACTCTTTACCACCAGCAGAATGGTCTTTCGGTACTTACGTAAGACCTTATAAGCATGGTACAAGCAGTCATAGATCAAGTGACACCCATGATATGTGTGAAAACATTTTATGGGCAGCTATTGCAGGTAAAGATATTACTGGAGGCGCCTTAACAGGAAATTCAGAAACTGCTATAAGTGTTGATTCAACAGAAGCAGTGGTATCTTTTGTAAGGTCAGACCATCACGAACTATTAAAAATGTCTATTTTCTTTGCATTAGAAAATACAACTTACAGACTAAATGAATGTCAAGTAAACCAAGCAGAAATTGACTTTTCAATTGATGGTATTGCTACTATCACATGGTCAGGCAATGCTACAACTATTGACCAAGTATCAACAGTTATAGAAGACCCTTCTAAAGCTTTGATCAGTACAAATGGAACTCAAACAACAAGTGACGCTGCAACTTACACAGAAGGATATAACTATGTAGATACAACTGCACCGGGAGATGCTGATTATTTAAGAAATAAATTATCAACATTAAGTCTGAGTCACGGAAGAAACAGTGGTAATATATTAGAAGTTGGTGCAACAGGTAATGATGTTAACTATGATATAAATATTACAGGCGGTTCAATAACTATTGCCAATAATATTACTTACGTAACACCAGAAACTTTAGGTCTTGTGGATGTACCAATAGGTTCTTTTACAGGTGCTAGACAAATCAGTGGTTCTTTAACAATGTATTTAGATACTAAACCAGATGGATCAAATAAGTTATTGTCTGACTTAACAGCAGCTACTGACTTAGTTAATAATGCATTTAATATGAGTCTATTTATGGGCGGCGGTTCTTCTTCAACTCCAGTAGTTAAATTTGCTTTACCAAAAGCTCACTTACAGATACCTACTATTGAAACAGCAGATATTATATCAACAACCGTTGAATTTGCTGGTCAAGGTACAAACCTGTTAACAGGGAATGAAATGACAGTTACATATAAAGGTTCAACTATTCATTCAGACTCTGCTTATGCAACAGACTATACTGTATAACAATGACAGCGTACAATCTACTTCGAGAAAGTAGTGTACACATCGTACACAACGGGAGTCGTTACTTATTAAAGACGACTCCTGAAGTGTCGTTCTCACAAACATTTGCGGAAGATGCATACGAAGTTAAGACTTTGCACGATCAAACAAAGATGTTTCAGGGAACAAGCGTAACAAAAGCAAATCCTGCGAACTTTAGTTTTGCAGTTCATCTAACTCAAGAGAAAGATGAATCAATCGTAAAAAGTCTTCTAA